TGATGAGAATGCGGGATTGTTGGGTGGTGGTATACCAGAGATACAAACGAATATTACTGGAATCAATCAAAAGAAAACTAAAGTTATTCTAACATACTTAAACAATAGATTTAGAGAAGCTAATGGTATTCGTTTTGATGGTGCTGTTAGGGTTGTTAATGAGCCAGATTTGAATGGTAAGGTATTAAGTATAGGGGTCGATACTAACTTTGGTGATTTAGTTGTTGGTCAAAAATATAAAATAACACTATTAGGTGGTTCTGCTTGGTCTTCTGTTGGTGCTAATCAGGTGGTAGATGGATTGACTCAGATATCAGTCTCTTCTTCTAACTTAACAGCAGGCGCTGTATATAAAATTATAAACACTGGATATTCTTCTCTAGGGACTAATGGTGTATTTACGTTTGCTGACACTGCCGTTAATGATGCACTTGGTCAAGAAACAATACAGCTAACAAGTGGAAGCGATCATGGTCTTCAGACTGATGATGTGGTAACATTTGCAAAAGTTTCTGGTTCAGATATAAGTGGATTGGTGAATGGAGCGCAATACTTTGTTATTAGAGTTGATGCTGAAAATATAAAACTATCAGGCTCAACTGGTGGTACTGCGATTGACTTAACAAAAGATGGAACCCCAACTGGACAGTACACGCTAACAGCAGATGTTCAGGGAGACTGGAATGCACTTGCCGGAACTTCTGGTATAACTTATGCAAGTGGAAACTTCTTTACAGCAACGACATTAAGTAATGCTAATGCATTATCTGGTGCAATTGTATCAGATGTAGTATTCGTTGCAACTGGAACTGGTGGATCACCAGTAACCACAAGTAAAGCAAGAGTTGTGGATGGAAATGGTCTGTATATCACAAACCCAGCAAATGGTGAAGCAAAAAGAGCATTTACTGGTAAAGATAACCCATGGGTTAAGAATCAAACTCAAGCACTAACAATCAATAGTTCTATAACTTCTGCTTTCCAAGATGCGGGTAATGTGAACTTGCCTGGAGTTAGTGGTACTGCGCCAAACTTAACACTAACTTTACCAGTTCTAAAAACAACTTCTGATACGGCTCAAGCAGGTAATTTCTTGTTTGATAGACAAGATGAAACTAACTGGGGTTCATTCATTATTGGTGAAAGCTATAAAATTTCTGATTTAGGAACTAGCAGAGACTGGAGTGCCGTTTTTGGAACTACAAACTATGCTGATTTGATTATTGGCGAAAGCTATACAATTTCAACTCTTGGTTCTAATGATTGGAATGCTGTTGCAGGTACTTCTGGTACAAATTATCAAGTGGGTAATGTAGTTACTATTGTTTCTGCTCCAGTTTCGGGTGGAAGTGGTAGTGTGGGTAAAAGAGTAGTTGCAGTAGGTAGTTCATTTATTGCTACAGCAACAGGGCCTTCTGGTGGTTCAGGTGGTAAAGCAATTGGTGAACCCAAACTTCTATTCACGAATACTGGACAGTCAGAAATACCAGATGATGGTTTATCAACTGATAGCGATTCTTTCTCTAGACAAACAGTTGAGTTTACGCATAAGATTCCAATAACTGTAAATGGAGAAACTTATTTCTTATTGGCTTATGCTAATTCGACTGATGTAGCCGCAGGTAACTATAAAGTTCTAACTATGGAAGAGTCGTATTAACTTACAGGTGGAACAAACTTAACATTCAGATACTTTTTCTTAGCGTTATTGTTTTCTGTATATTTTGTAATGTTTGCGGTCGGTAACTCAAAAGATAAGTTAACAAATCTAAACTCTTTTGACATAACACCAAAGTTTTCTGTTGCGCTTATAGCAGGGCTAGCCAGACCTAAGTCAGTCCCTTCCCAAGGCGGTGCTGTGTTTAGAGGAATAATACAATATTCTTTGTTGTTCAATCCCCAACCATCGGTATTAGGCCCAGCATTAGATGGAACAAAAACTACAGTTGAACCAACAGCCAGTAAAGCAGACAAGTCAACATTAGTATTTGGTGCAGGAGATCCCTTTCCTAGTTGAAGTGTGTTTCCATTGATTGCTTTAACTCTCGTCATTGTCGCAATCGAAGTGTTGTCGTATGGAATTACTCCATCAAAATAAACAAGATCGCCCACTGATATTCCACTAGGGTCATTAACTACAATTTCATTCTGACCTGAGTTTGCATTTGCTGTAACTTCTCTACCAAAAACACCAGTACATTCTTCAGTGGTTGATCTATCTAACAATCCTTTTGACGAGTAAACTGCAACAAATCCACCATTTGTGGATACTGTCGCACTAGAATCTGTTGGATTTGCATCTACAGTCAGATCGGCGGTAACTGCCGCTCTGTTATTATTGTGAGTAGTACTTCTTACTCTGAATCCATATCTATGTGTTGAATGTGTACTGTCAGTATTACCAGGAGCGAAAGGACCATCGTCAACTTTGTAAATAATGCAGTCTTCTTCAACTTCAAATGGATACTTAGCCTTTATACCCTCTGCTGTTCTTTGAATAGTTAAAGTATTTGTTCCAGTAGCATCGATTGACTTGTATATACCGATTAGCCCGTTGTTCTTAACTAAAACTATATTATGGTCAGTGTCTTCTGAAATACCAGTTATCGTTAAATATGTGGGGTCGACATATACTTTGCTGTTATTAACTTTTTGTTCTATTTGGTGTACATAGTGAAGTTGATTTGATCCATCATGTCTAGACGAAACAATAAAGTCTCCGACTTCAGCAGTAGTAAAATCGTTACTTCCATTTATACTTCCATCACTTTTAGCAGAAACAATTTTTGCAGTTATTGTGTTGTATGAACTAGCAACCGTATCTGGAAACACGCTAAGATTTTGTAGAATATCTTTTGTAACACCTGGCTTTTGATATACATTTAAAAATTTATTATCCACACGAACTTCTGTGTTACCATCTTGCTTTAGTATGTTTGCTCTATTGTCTCTAAAGTACGGATAACTGTATCTTTGACTTACAAACGTGCTATCTAGCTGTTCTTTATAAAAATTTAAGCTACCGAAGTCATAACTTGAGCCTTCAGGTTTACCAAATATTTTTGCTCCATCGCCAGTTCCAGTAGGCCACCAACAAGTGTATCTGACTTTTCTTCTGAAGTCTCCGGGTGGTTGAGTGAAGTCAAGCTGTGCATACTCTATTAAAGTGTCTCCACCAATTTCAAAACTAAACTCAGCAACTGTTGTTCCGCTACTTTCTGTTGTACCAAAGTCTACTGACAAGCATACACGATATACACCACCATCTGTTTTTATTTCAGTGACTTGTCCGGCATCTGCTCCATTGAGAGAAGCAGTCATGTTTACTCCGACTTTTCTCCAGTCTTCTCTGTTGCTAAATGTTATTTCTGTGTATCCATCGCTGTTTGTGAGCCATGTGATATTGTAGTTTGGTATAACTCTTGATGTATTTGTTCCTCTAATAAATCTCCAGTTAGTGTCATCGTTTGCAGTATCAACTGTATCTTCTTCGATTAAAAATAATCCATTTGTTGCGATTGGTGGAAAGAAGTTATCTATCTGATATCCAACAAATTGAACAAGACCATCATTAGTGCTAAATGAATTATGTAAAGAACTATCCCACTGAAATCTACCAACATCCCAATCGTTTGATGTTTGAATAATGTTTGGTAATGTTCCAGTAATTTTTGTGAATAGAACATTTGATGGTAAATTTTGAGTTGGAACTGCACTACTTGATAGCGCATAATTACCACTAGGAGTCGATATGTCTCTGACTTCGGCAGTTGTATTCGCACCTATAACTGTTGCAACAGTTTGATCACAAACAAATATATCTCCGTTGCTGTATGAACCTGCGTTAACGACAGCTATTGCATCCCATTGACTATCTGTGATATTACCTTTAGATAAAATTTTATATCGATTACCAACAACCAAATCGTTTATTGGATTTGTGGATGGTGTTAAGCTGACAGTAAAGTTACTGATATCGCCCGTCATGTTTGTTATTCTTAATGGATGAACATATTCAGCAAAAGGACCGGAGCCGCCATTAATAAATGGTGGATCACCTAATACAACTTTAAATCTGTTTATGTAGTCTTGCAGAGTAACTTGTGGTTGTACTGGTTGTACACCACTCAATGGATCGTCAGAAACAGAAGACGCATCATAGGTGGGAATAGAAGCCTCTAAGTCAGTAAGTATTTTAGGTAGGTCATCATCTGGATCGATGATATCTACAAGATCAGTAGAAGATAACTGTCTTATTGGAGAAATATCAGCACTAGAGAAGTTATACGATTCACCGAATACATTACTACCACTCGCTAGATTATCTAGAAGATTATCTACAGCGATAGTCGAGTCACTTAGATCAGCTAAGTTCCTATCTGCTCGTAAACCAAATTTTAAATATTTTCTAGACGCCATGCGATTCTCTTAGGTTCATGTGTTATCATACTATTTATAGTTGCACGATAATATCAATTAGAATATGTTATGGATATACCATTTATCGATTTGATTCTGGTACAGCAGATGCCCATCCAATAACTACCCTTTGTGTTGTAAACAGATATTGCAGTAGAGACATTGTTTGCTTTGTCTTCTGGCAATTCGTCATGCCATGCTTCTTCTAGTTTTGTTTGTTTAATTGAGTTTTCTAAATCAGTATTTGGCGTTAAATCTGCTTGCATGGTTAAAGTCGCTTTTACGTCTTCAGAATAATGCGTATCAAACACGACTACATTTTCACCCTCAGTCAACCAAGAGATTATTTGTTCTTTATTTTGCACTAAACTTACGGACATCATCGTTCTCCTTAATCTTCTACTAGTGCTACTGCAAGTGCTTCGATGTTACCTGCCGGTAATGTCTGACCCGCAACAAAAACACCCATTCTAATTATTCCGTTGCTTGGGAAAGGTGTAGCGGCGCTTTTTAAGAAAGAGACTCTACCAGATGTTGTACCAGAAGTTTCTCTATATAAGTATTTCGAAGTAGAGGCATCTACTTGTGGTAGAATTTGATCACCTACAGGCAACACTTGAGTGTTATAGATAGAATTATTCCCCGCAGTGTGAGTGAATCCATTAAGAGGACCTGTTCCACCACTTGGTGTACCATCTTGATCTAAACACCATTTATGTGAAACATTTGTCGCTGTACTAACATTTGTGGTAGTGTTATCTCTTGCGGTTGTAGCTGACATACTATCTGTAAAGGTGCCATCGTTGGTAGTAGAGGTTTTCCAAGCACCAGGTACTGTGTATTCCAATGCTCCCGGCTGAGGGCTGAAACTTGCATATAATGTTCCATCTGGATTGAGTACTTGAATCCAACCAATCGCATGATCATTATGGAATGTACTAGTACTGCCCGGAACAGTTTTAGATTTTATCATCAAATGGAATTTGTTTGTGACTTTTTGCACATTTATTGCAGATAGGTCTGGATGAGTGCCATCAAACCCTGCTCCATATGCAGTAAAATTAGTGGCACTATTTGTACTAACAAGATATGTACCAGTTGGCAAAGTTCCAGTAGTGTCTACAAATTTTACTCTATCGCCATTTGTCAAACCGTGCGTATCTGACAAAGTTAGATTTGCATTACCACTACTGGTATTCACACTCGAAACACTTCGTGGTATATCGGTGAAAGAATTTTCTTCCATATCGTCAGTATATTTAATATCAACGACATCCCAATTACGAGACAGCGATAAACCACTACCTCTTGTTTGTCTTATTTTAGCATATTCAAATGAATTTTTTATAGATCGTGCTGTATCTTGATATAGACTAATAGTTGGTGATTCTTGTAAGCCAGAGACTGAGTTAACATATTGCACTATAAACCCGCCATTTCCTGTTGTTCCGCCAGCGAGTGTTACTTCTCCAGTAGAAGAATTTATTGATACGTCTGCCGCATCAAAACCAGTAACACTGCCGGTTTTAATGCTAAAATTTGACCCGGTAGCACCAGAAGGCGCATTAGCATCCAAAGTAAATGTGTATGCTACAAAATCTTGAGCCGAAGAAATATAGTTAATTCCAATACCAGAGGTTATATCAATACCGTCATCTGCAAGGTGTACTACTTGAGTCTTGCTTATACCCGAAAAAGAATCTGCTCTTACTGTTATTGTACCGGAACCGCCAACAGAATTTGCTAAGTTGACAGTACCAGTAAATTCACCAACTACAGAGGGCGTGGCTACAGATGCGCCATCAAATCCAGTGCTACTGATTGCGGTGTAGTCTGCACCAACGCTGTTTTGTGTGGCAAATGTAAATTCTGTGACATCATCAACACTCGATGTATAAACATGAGGGTTTGAAGCTGTTAAACCAGTTGCGTTTGTGAAAGTAAGACCATCATCTACAACATCAAGATAGAAAGGTTCTCTACTAATAATTTTATATAACCCAAGTGGAACGAAATTGCTCATCCCATTAGGTACTTCAGTACCAAAAGGTAGTTTAATTCCTGCTTGAGCATCTGCTAGACTGTCAGCAAACGATATTGTACCATCTCCATTATTAATTACAAACTTATGCTCACCAATGAAATCATTTTCAACTGTTGTTTTTAGTCCTGAAATCATATCGGAAGATGCCCCAACATAAACAACAACTTCTGTTCCTGTTGGAGTGGTTGCTTGTATAGTGGCAATACCAGAAGTGTCAGAAGAGTGTCTTAGTCGTATAGAGTCTCGTACCCCAGTCCCCTCTGCTCCATTATAGTCGCTGAGATACAATCTTTGCTCATTAGTTTGCCCTGACGCAGTTACTACAAAGCCTGTACCATTTTCATCGATGTTAAATGTTTCGGTGCCGTAGTAATTATTTGAAGAGTTATTGAGCGCATTATACCTAATTAATTCAAAACCAATTTCATCACCGACAGTAAAATCATATGGGGCATTTTCATCTGGTCTTGTGACTCTCGGAGCCATAAACACACTTCCACCACGCTTGGCGAATTTTAGTTTACCATAAGCCTTACCATCACTAGCCATGTCTAATGTTTTAGCTACAGTTGCTTTACTGGTTGAAGTGCCACTTTCATAGTATTCATATCTAATATTAGAGTCATCAGAGCCAACACCAATATGCCCATCATCACTTGTGCCTCTATGTGCGTTAATATCTATTTTGCTAATTGCTGTACAAAAATCACCAGTGCCACCTGGAGAAAACTTAGTGAATACATCAGCAACGATTTTTATTGTTAAGTTGCTAGTAGTGGTTGCGTTATTTTCAGAGTCTGTTGCAGTTACAGTGAATGTTTTATCTGTGGCTACTGACGGCGATCCACTAGTGTTTAAGCTAACTGCACCGGTAGTAGAATTGATTACGAAATCGCCTGCGTTAGTTCCACCCAAACTATAAGTTATATCGTTTCTATCAGTTGCCTGAGCGGTGTAAACAGTTGGACCTACTACTCCGTCAACTCTATAATAGACTTGACCAGATGTTGCAGAAGTAAATACTGGGCCTGTAGCATCTGCAACAGCCTGAGTAGCAAATTCTGAAACCTTGCTGAAACTTTTAGATACTGTTCCTCTTGAAACAGTACCCTTTAGTATTGTAGCCATTTAGACTCCTAAGAAGATACTGCAACATTAATTGTGCCGGCCATTGTGCCACTCACATCGACACGAAATCTCAACATACATTTACCAATATCAACAGTTACTAATCTGTTGCTTGCGGTGATTAGTTCGGCGTTTCCATCCGAATTGGTTAGATCAATGAAGTTAAGATCGGGGTTTGCGTCAGGGGTGTTGTTTCCGTTATTTACAGAACCACCATCAAATGCGGCTTGAATTTTAATACTTGTTACGTTGGTAAAATTTCCATAGAATGCGAATGTGCTTTTACCACCCTGATATGGAAATCCGTATGTATGTACTTGACCCTCACTGCTTACTGGAACGGCGCTATCAGCAGATAGTGCAGGTATTTCAAATACGTTAGGTATTGTTATGCTCATTTTTAATCCTTTATCCTTTTCAAATAGATATTAAGTGAAGTCTGTTATCACTTATTTATAAATATTTATACTCATTGTATCTGATGAAAAGCACGAATTTATTGCTTATAAATAGTATATTATACCAACATAATTTAGGAATCGAACATGGCAGAGCCAACAACTAAAGCCGAATTTAAAGAATATTGTCTCAGAAAACTGGGTAAACCAGTAATCGATATCAATGTTTCTGATGATCAAGTGACAGATAGAGTTGATGAGGCGTTAGCATATTATCATGATTATCACTTCGATGGTGTAGAAAAAGTATATTATAAAGCCAGAGTACTGAACTCTTATATCGAATTTAGCACACTTTCAGAGGGTGACTTCAAAGTAGGTGATCTCATCAAAGAAGTATCTTCATCTAGTGGTGGTGCTGAAGAAGCCACAGCAAAAGCAACTGTAGTTGCAGTCGATGTAGATAACAACAGAGTTTTCTTCAAAAGACCATCTCTAAGTGAGTTTACTATAGGTAAGTTTGCTACAAGTGATACTTTCACAAGTGTGCATGGGGCTGATGCCGCACGACAAATAACAAATCTATACAGAGGGTTGTACGAAACTCGCTACATTGATCTAAGTGTTAAGACGAAGATGACTGGCACAATAGCAGTGTCTGACACAGTTGCCTCGTTCACTACAACTGGAAATGTTCCAGAAGTTGGTCAATTGATTAGAGTATCTGGTGTGTTAACTGGTGGAGCAACACTAGCAACTGGCGACTATAGAGTATCTACATCTTCAGTTAGCAGTGGAACTTTTCAGTTAAAAAATACAGATGGTTCTGGTCAAGCAACTGTTGCTGGCTCAACAACTGGTCTTACTTTTGAAATCATTGAAGACCCATACATTGGTGTCTCTAATTTATTCCCAATGGAATCAGAAGTGTCTACTGGTACTGGTATGTTTAACGCAAAGTATCAGTTTATTCTTCACAACTTACACGACATAGTTAATTATAACATAACTCACTACTATATGTCAATGGCTCATCTTGATCTTTTAGACGAAATGCTAGTGGGTAAACAGCAACTAAGATTTAATAGACACACAAACAAAGTTTATATTGAAGCAGATTGGGATGAACTTTCATTGGGTAACTACATTGTTGTTGAAGCATACAAAACTGTAGATACTTCAAGTGGTTCTGATGTGTGGAAAGATCGTTTCTTACAAAACTATGCAACAGCAAAAATCAAATATCAGTGGGGTTCAAATCTCACTAAGTTCAACGGCATGACATTGCCCGGTGGCGTTCAGTTCAATGGAGAACAAATTTTAAGTGATGCGAGAGAAGAGATTCAAAGACTTGAAGAAGAAATGGCTTCAAGTTATTCTTTGCCCGCAACTGACATGATAGGATAATAGAGTGGCTACAAATACACACTTTAACAACTATGGGTATGCTCAAGAGCAGTCACTCATAGAAGACTTGGTTATAGAATCGATTAAGATGTTTGGTCTTGATTGTTACTACATTCCAAGAATACCTGTTGCTAGAGACAGCATCTTTCAAGAAGATGATTTAGCAAGGTATACTTCTGCGTATGCAGTTGAGATGTATATTAAGAATGTAGAAGGCTTTGAGGGCGAAGGCGACTTCCTATCTAAGTTTGGTCTTGAAGTTCGTGACTCAGTAACATTCACAGTTGCTCAAAAGAGATACAGAAATGCAGTTTCTGATAATATCGATAGTGCTGATACAGATGACGATGGTACTAATGACGATGTAGATAGAGGAACAAGTGGTATTGATGTTACTGAAAGAAGACCGCTTGAAGGTGATCTTCTATACTTCCCACTAAACAAGAAGATATTCGAGATTCAGCACGTTGAGCATGAAGCAGTGTTCTATCAAATGGGTTCACTACAAACATTTGATCTGAAGTGCGAGTTGTTTGAATATAGTAACGAGAGATTCTACATTAGTCAAGACAGTGTTAACAATGGATACATAACAGCGGCTCAGAAGACAGCAATTGAAGCAGTCTTTGCGGCTCACAGAACTGTTACTCCAGGTGCAACCATTAACGATGCAGATACAATTATCGAAGACATTGATGATATTGCGAACAGCAGTAACACAGCAATTCAAAGTGCTATTGCGGCAGATAACATTATTGACTTTAGTCAGAGTAACCCATTTGGAGATGATATTTTCTAATGTACGGTAATCATTTTTACAACGAGACGACTAGACGATATGTTGCTGTATTCGGCACAATGTTCAACGACATCGTAATAAGCAGAAAAAGTGGAAGCACAGCAGTTCAGCAGATGAAGGTGCCGATTAACTACGCACCAATGCAAAAGATACTTGCAAGACTTGATCAAGATTTGCAATTGAATGCACCCGCAATCACTTTACCAAGAATGTCTTTTGAGATGACTGGAATGACATACAGCCCAGATCGAAAATTGACAAGCGTAACTAAGTTAGTAAAAGCAAGTGCGGCTGATGGTCAAATGCACACAATGTTTGCGCCTGCTCCATATGATCTTGAGTTTCAGTTAAATGTAATGACAAAGTATAATGAAGATGGAACAAAAATTATCGAACAGATATTACCATACTTCAAACCAGATTGCACAGTAAGTGTTAAGTTGATTGATGAACTTGGTACTTACTTTGATATACCGATTATACTAAACAGTGTATCACAAGAAGACACATACGAGGGAGATTTTCAAACAAGAAGAGCATTGATTTGGACACTGAACTTTACAATGAAAGCATACTTCTTCGGTCCTGTAGCAACCAAAAAGCAAATTAGTTTTGTTGATGCTGACATCTATCCTACAACCGATCGTCAAACAGGTATATCATTTGGAGATTTAGTTGAAGGTGAAGAGTACACAATAAGCAATCTTGGGTCGGGAAGAAACTGGAATGCTATTGGTGCAGATTCCGATCCTGCTATTGGTGAAACATTTACTGCTAATAATCAGGTATCGAATTACGCAAATACTGGTACTGGTGGTACAGCAACACGAACTTCTAGATCAGAAGGCTCTCAGATTACAGTAGCACCAGGCTTGTTGATAGATAGCCCAATTGTTACTGGCGATGCAAATAATGTAATT